ATATTGGCGTCAACTCACAAGGCTTACCCGAGCAGCGTAGCGCATTAGAAAACGACTATTCCCGCGCACTGCAAAAGAGCGGTCAGTTGCTTGATGCTACCAGCCGCGCAAAAGAAAGCGGGGACGCTTTGCGTATTCGTGTTGCTGCTCAGACTGCCACACTTCCGCAGATGGCTAAAACGGGTGCGGCTGGGTTGCAGAAGGTGTTACAAAGCTTGGCGGTTTGGTACGGTGCAAACCCGGAGGAAGTTGTGGTCACACCTAACCTCAATTTCACCGCTAGTGAATTTGACGGAAAGACCCTTGTTGAGTTACTACAAGCGAAGTCGCTAGGCGCACCGCTATCGGAAGAGTCAATTCATGGTTGGATTCAAGAGCAAGGTTTTACTGAGCTTTCATATGAAGAAGAGCTTGATAAGCTTGCTAACGAAGAGCCCTTACCGGGTGCAGGTTTGGAAAGCGAAGTTGACGCGGACGAGGACGAAGATACTGACGCGGATTCCTAATGGCTAAGCTAACCACAAACGAACAAATACTAGACCGCTACATCCGCCATCAGACTTACTTGTTACGCTACGCGGGCGGGTTAAGAAACGAAGTGCTGCCCATACTTGCTAAAACTGAAGCTGAGCTTTACGCAACCGTCGAGAAGTGGGTAGCAAAATCAGGCGTCCGTACCCTAACAGGGGTGAAGGGTCGCAAGTGGCAACGGGACTTTGAAAAGGCTCTTGTTGCTGTGCGTGGGCCCGCTTGGGATAAAGTGAACGCTACTATTACCGCACAACTTAAAGACCTTGCTATTAATGAGGCAGCAACGGGCGCCGTAATAATTGAAGGTGCTGTGCCAGTATCACTAAACATGACACTTCCCCCTGCCGCGCAATTGATAGGTATTGTGAACAGTCAACCGTTCGAGGGTCGCACGCTTAAGGGGTGGTTGCGCGTAACAGAAACCGCCGACGTCCAGCGTATGTTAAAAGCTACTAAGCGGGGGATTGTGCAGGGGCTAACCCCAACACAAGTGGCGCGAAGTATTATTGGAACTAAGATTGCACGCTATGCTGACGGAGATGCTCGCAAAGCTTTTCGCGACACGGAGGCGGTTATACTCACCCTCACAAATGGGGTGCAGAATGAAGCTAAGCAGGCTTTATATGAAGCCAATAAGGACGTGATAAAACGTGAGCAATATGTGGCTACCCTTGACGCCCGTACGACTTTGGAATGCGCGGGCAACGACGGAAAAACTTTTCCTCAAGGTAAGGGGCCCATCCCACCACTACACTTCCGATGTCGTTCGCTGCGCGTACCGTACCTGAACCCAGAAAACCTGGGCAATAGGGGATATGACAGCCGTACCGAAAAAGAACTATTGACTGAGTTCACAACAGCCAATAAGCTACCCCCTGTAAAAAGTCGGGACGCCTTGCCGCATGGGACAAAGACTAAGTTCGACAAGTATGCACGGGGCAGTCAAGCTCGCCTGGTGGGCCAAGTACCCGCTAAGACTACTTATAACATGTGGTTGAAAGCCCAGACAAATGAATTTCAGGATCAGGTGTTAGGGCCTACCCGCGCAAAAATGTTTCGCAAGGGTAACATAGCGCTTGATAAGTTCGTAGCGCGTGATGGCGACGTGCTAACCCTCGACCAATTAAAAAGAAAAGGGTTAGAAGTACCTGATTAGAGCGAGTTTAATTTCAAACCTGCTCACGGGCAAATGGTTGCCCAACTACCGGAGTGATTCCAATGTACGAAGATGAATATGCAAGTGCTGACTTAATACCGCAAGAGGTGAAACACCTATACCGTGAACTTGATGGTAAATGGGTTTTGTTAAGTGCGTCTGAAGTTAAAACAACCTCGGATGTCGAGCGGGTTCAAGAAGGTTTGCGCAAGGAACGGGAAGATCACAAGGTTGCTAAGCGCCGCCTTGCGCTATTTGGTGACCTTGACGCTGAAACAATACACGCAAAGCTTGACCGCTTTGATGAACTGGAAGCTGCTTCCGGTGGTACTATTGACGAGACAAAAATGAGTGAAATGGTGGAAGTGCGTTTGCGTGCTAAGACTGCCCCGTTAGAACGTCAAATTGCTAACCTGACAACGGAACGCGATGAGTTTCAGGGTCAGGTTACTGTTTTTGAAGAACGTGACGTTACGCGCACAATTCAAGACAAGATTCGCATTGCAGCTACTGCTGGCAAAGTTCAGAACACTGCTATTGCAGATGCCCTGGCGGCGGGTGCGGCGGTATTCCAAATTGACGATGCGGGTAATGTGGTTACACGGGATAACGTAGGTGTCACTCCGGGCATTGACGCCGCTGTTTGGCTTACCGAAATGAAAGTGACTCGCCCACACTGGTGGCCCGAATCACGTGGTGTTGGTGCCAATGGTGGCCAAGGTAGTGCTGGCGGCGTCAACCCCTTTAGTGCTGACGGTTGGAACCTAACTGAGCAAGGCACAATGGTTAGGGCAGATCGTACTAAAGCTGACCAGATGGCTCGTGCAGCGGGCACAACGGTAGGCGGCCCCAGGCCTGTGAAAAAGTAGTTGCTTTTTATAAAAAGCTCTGTTTATAATAGCGAGGACTTCGATGCTGGAGTCCTTGTTTTATAACAGTCAAGCGGTCATGGGATGCGCGGCTTCATAATTAAGCCCTAACCCAACAGGAGAGCCATTATGGCTACCGGCCCCGCTACACAGATTGCAGACATTGTTGTACCCGAAATCTTCAATGGTTATGTTCAGCAGCTAACTGAAGAAAAATCCCGTCTTATTGCCTCAGGCGCTATTGTCCGTTCAAGCGCACTTGACGCGGACTTAGCTGGCGGCGGTTTAACCTTCAACGCTCCTTCTTTTAAAGACCTGGACAACGAAGACGACAACATTAGCACTGATGACGCTTCCGATGAGTACACGGGCGGCAATGCTGACTCCGCGCCTAAGAAAACAGGCACAGCAACCGAAACAGTTGTGCGCCTTTCCAGAAACCAATCATGGTCAAGCACAGACCTCACCGAAGCTCTTGGTGGCGTTGACCCCATGAACAGCATTGCACAGCGTGTTTCCCAATACTGGGCACTTCGTATGCAGGCTGCTTTCGTAGCTAGCATGAACGGTATCTTTGCGGATAACGACGCTGCGCCAGCTGGTACAGAACACGTCCAGGCGGATTTGACAAACGACGTTTCTGGCGCTTCATACTCCGCTGGCGTTACCGACTTCAGCGCTCCCGCGTTTATTGATGCTGCCGTTACAATGGGCGACAGCATGGGCGACCTGTCGCTGGTCTGCGTTCACTCTATTGTTTATGCGCGTATGCAGAAAAACAACCTTATTGACTTTATCCCTGATTCAAACGGGATAACCAACATACCAACTTTCTTGGGTCGGCTTGTTGTGGTTGATGATGGTGTACCTAGCCCTTCCGCTGGTATTTACCACACTTGGCTCTTTGGTTCTGGTGCTGCTTTGCTGGGTATGGGCGCTCCTAAGGTTCCCACCGAAACAGGTCGCAAGCCTGACGCAGGTAACGGCGGCGGACAGGAAGTGCTTTACAACCGCGTAGAATGGGGCATTCACCCCGTCGGTCACCGCTACATTGGCACAGCACCCAACGGTGGCCCATCTAACGCCGCTACTACCAACAATCTGGCAAACGCCGGAAGTTGGCAGCGTGTTTACTCTCAGCGTAAGCAAATTAAAATCGCCCGTCTTATCAGCCGCGAATTTTAAGTAACTGGGCAGGGGTCACAAGGCTCCTGCCCAGTTTTGTTTAGCGTGTTAGGAGTTTCTTATGTCAGTTTATGCAAGAAAAGTTCGTTACCGGGAGCTTGACCGTGTTCGTTATGGTCAAAAGTTTTTAACCTTTCTGAAAACACAATCCGCCCGGTTAGCTGGTACAGGCACGGGAATTGCTGTTACCTTTTCAAACGCTTCCAACCTTGTTAACCAAACCGCGCACGGGTACATTGACGGTCAGGGGCCATTTCTGTTTGCTAATGCGGGTGGCGCTTTGCCCGCGGGCTTAGATGAGCTGACGTCCTATTGGATAAACGTAAACGGAGCCAACGCTTTTACGTTACACACTAATGAAGCGGACGCTATTGTGGGTTCTGCAATAGTAACCTTTTCAACAGACGGAACCGGCACTCACGAAATTCTTGTTGGTGCGGACGAAATTGATATTTTCAACGCCCTCCTGGCGGGTAAAACTGCAAGACAGGTTAAGGCATTAACTACCATTGACGATTTGTGAGAATAGGTTATGAGTGAAGCAATTTGCACCACTTTAGAAAAATTGGTCATTGAGAACGACGACCATTGGACGTCTGAGGGTTTACCCCGCCTTGATGTAATGAAAGAGCTTGGCGGTGAAGCTGTTAGTCGCGCCCAGGTTACGGAAGCTGCTAAAGGGTTCACTCGTGCAACCCCTGTTATTGGCGCTGTACCTGTTGAGGGTGAGCAAACCCTAACCCCCAGTGCCGAAAACCCCGCTACGAGCACCCCAGCGCCTGCTGCGGTCGCTGGTGAGGGTGCAAGCGGCCGTGAAATTGCAGATCTGGAAGCTAACGGAGACGGTGACGCGGTTGTTATTCAGGAGCTTGAAGACGCCAATGCGTTTATGGTTGAAGCTCAAGCGCGTTTGCGTGCAGCCCAAGCGGACATGGATGTGGTCATTACTCGCAAAGCAAGTGAAACAGCGGGCCGAACTAGCGCCGACGATATCAAGGCGTACCAGCGTTCGCAGCAAGATCAGCGTGCGGGTCTTGCGCTAACTCAAAAGTCTATGGTTGCGGCTGCTAAAGCTGCAGCCCAACTATAATTAAGTAGGGGAATGTAATGAGTACTGATGTTGCTAAAGTTGTGGCAGACGCAAATGCTGTCAATATTAATCCCGGTGACGCGGAGCGTGCGTTGCGATCCCGTGGTCGTGCAGAGCGATTGAAACAAGCTCTCCGTGGTGAAGAGTCGAAAGCAACTCCAAGGGCTGCGCGTATCGAAGCCCTAAAAGAATCCATTGAGGACGAGGGTGTGACCCTTGCGTTCCTGCTTCGTAAAATTAAAAAACAACAGCGAGTTTAAAACCCGCTTTATTATTGAAATTTCCAAATTTATTTGAGGATTGAGCCATGCCTGCTGTTGTGTTTA